GGCTTTCCCGCATGCGATCCCAGTCCAGACTGCGAATACGGTTACTCCCCTGCTCACTTTCCAAGTGGTAGGACCCCAGCAACCGTACGACCAGTACCGCAAGCCAGCCGTCACCACATTCATGAAACCCATAGGCCCTCCCGCCTATGCTCCAGTCCTCACTCGCGGGACTGTAGAGTTTGGTTTGAATGCAAGGTTGATCGATGTAGCGAACCCGGACCTCACCTCTCTGGAGAAGACGGACGAGAAGACGACCTCAAAAACCAAAACGCAGCCGCCGGTGCACCCTGTTCGCACCCCGGTTGGGATTAAGCCCCCTCGCGTTTTGAGAGATTTGAACGTCCTCAACCCCGTCTTGGCCAACTCCATGGTTGAGTTCCTTTCGCGAGTCCTCCCTTCCCGCAAGTGTCTACTCCCCCTCACTCCGGAAGAATCCTACGCCACCCTCAAACGACCATCGCAGCGTGCTAAGTACAACTTGGCCCTCCACGATGACCCATGTGAAACCGACATGGCAGTCAACTGCTTCACCAAAGCCGAAGCGTTGACTAAGTTTGGGGCTCCGCGCAACATCTCGCCCCTGCCGGCCGCCACTATGAGCAACATGTCTAGATATACCCTACCATTATCGAAGTACGTGAAGACTCACAACAAGTGGTACGCCTTTGGGCGCCCCCCCATTGAGATTGCTCAACAAGTAGCTGATGGCCTTAGTCAGGCCTCGTTAGTCTTTCTTGGCGATTTCTCCAAAATGGACGGACACGTTTCCAACATCGGCCGTATCCTCACTGATGCTATGTATCGGAGAGCGTACGGTTCCTCGGATGACCTGGAAGCCGTCCTGCGGGGCAAGCGAAACCGGAAGCTTAGGATCATCTTCCGTGCCGACAACACGTCGTTGACGGTAGACACAAGCGGTAACTCCCGATTATCGGGAGAGCCAGGCACTTCCTTGGACAACACCATGGAAAACGCTTTCATAGCCTTTCACGCTTACTACTGTCTCTTAGGAGACTATAGTAAAAGCTGGGAGGCAATGAAACGCTGTTCGTTCGGAGGGGACGACAGCCTCATGCCTGACATGAAGAAGAGGAACTACACTCTCACCGCTTCCGTTCTCGGTCATACGGTAACCGGCGAAGAACTCAAGCGCGGCGACGGTCGCGTTAATTTCTTAGCCCGTTACTTCAGTCCAGCTGTGTGGCGTGGTGACCCGAACTCTTGCTCTGATATCCTCAGGCAAGTATCAAAGTTCCACACCACCCAACACGCTCCAGAGACTCCAGCGTCCAAACTGATCCAGAAGTGCCAGTCATTTTATTTGACTGATGCAAACACTCCGATCATTGGACCGCTGTGTCGAAAAGTCCTGAGCATAGCAAACACCACTAGCCCGCTCCTCCGTCGAGGGGTCAAGCCTGCTAGATGGTGGGACCAGTATGACCATGCTGAACAATTCCCGAACCAGAACACCGAAGATTTCATGATGGAACTTCTTTCGATTCAGATGCCCTCCTTCAACCTGGAAGGCTTCTACGAGCGCCTCAATGAGTGCAAGACTCTCGAAGACATCATGGAAGGTTATGGTTGCGATTACTCCATTGCGACCAAGCCAGCCAACATAGTCTGTGATCAAATTCACGATGACACCATCCGGGGAAGCGGATGTAAAGTGTTAGGCGACGGTAAGAAAGTCGATGCCAAGGTCAAGCTTGCCTTGAAGAACCGATCCGCGGACAAAAGCGAGGATGCCAAAGACAGTGTCCCTCGACGCGCTGAGTCCACCAAGGGCAAACGCCCTCACAAACCCAGGGCTCCAAATGGCAGGAGCAGAGCCAAGCCCGGGAAACGCGGAGGATCGGCCTACAAACACCCCGCTGCAGTCGCCATGCGACAGCGGCAAACCAAACCGGTTGAGTCAGGGGACTCCCGGCTCGCACGAGCCAAGCCTCGACACGGCAGACGAACTAAGAGGGTTACGTTTGCCGTGCCGCCGGCTAAGGCCTGATGCGGGTGGAAACAACGGTGGAAGTATCGATCACCCGCCCACTGGGGGGCGGGGTCATAAAACGATACCAGACCTCATCTCAAACTCCAAACATAGGATCCGTCATCGCAAAGATCCGATGTCCCAACGCAAACGTAAACGCAACTCAAAAGCGCAAAATCGAGGC